AGCAAGGTGTAGATGCTTTGACTGCTCTTTGGAATAGTGTTCCGAAAGAATTAAAATCAGACCAAAATTTAAAAGACCATTTTGCTTTGTGTGGGGAGAGTGCTAAATCCTACGATGCTCAAAATTCGGATTCAGAGGAGTTTGATAAACTTGAAAAAATTCAAGAGCTTTTTGACTTGAAAAAAGAACAACTTGGAGTTGCTGATGTTACATTCATTGAGGGAGTTATCAAGGATAAAGACGAGGCTCAATACGACAAGGTAATCTACCAACTAAACAAGTTGAAATCAGATGAACAACAAAGCGAATAGAGTAGCAAGGATTACTTCAAGTAAGGTTTCAGTTCTATTGGTAAAAGGAAATGGTAAGTATGGCTTCGGAACAGGAGCCATAACTTATCTAAATCAAAAGATGATGGAGCTGGAATTAGGCAGAGGCATTTCATTACCAGTAAATAAATGGGAAATGAATTGGGGCAAGTTGTGGGAGGTTTGGGTTCATTGGCAGTTGGGTTCTGAATACGAATTGATAATTGACAGAACAACTATTAATCCTAAAATGGAATGGCATAGTGGTTCAGAGGATTTATTAACTCAATTAAAAGACTTGTAAGATGTCAGTAGTAAATATAAGACCTGTTGAAAGCGGTCAATCAAAAGCGGTTATTGGAATTGCAGGACAAAGTGGCGATGGTAAAACATTGACTGCTTTGTATATTGCAAGAGGAATGGTATCAAAGCCAAGTGAGATTGGGTTTTTAGATGCTGAAAATAAAAGAGGTTCACTCTATGCCGATGCGTTAGAATCTCCATTTATGATTGGGGATTTATATCCTCCATTTAGTCCATCGAGATACGCAATGGCTATTCAACAATTTCAAGATGCAGGTACAAAGGTTTTAATAATTGATAGTATATCCCACGCTATTGAGGGAAGTGGTGGCTTAGACGATATAGCTCACTCTCCAAAAAAAGATGGTACAGAAAGAAAAATGGCGGATTGGATTGGAGCTAAAAGAGAATGGAAAAAATTTATGAACGTGGTACTTCAATCAAATATGGATATAATATTCTGTATTAGAGCGAGAGAAAAAACAGATTTTAAAAATCCAGATAAGCCAGTTTCTTTAGGTATTCAGCCAATATGTGAAAAGAACTTTATGTTTGAAATGACAGCTTCTATTATGATGGCTAATCAAGGTAAAACGCAAGAACACAGAAAAGTTCCAACATTTCTAAAAGAAGCATTCGGAAATGGTCAAGGTTACTTGGGAATTGAAACAGGTAAAAAGATTCGTGCTTGGTTGGATAAAGGAAAAAAAGAGAATCCAGAAATCACACGAATTAAATCAGAGGCATTATTGATTTGTGAGCAAGGCTATGAAGCTTTAAATAATTTTTGGAAAAAAATTCCAAAAGAACTTAAAACTGAACAATCTTTATTAGACCACTTTAAATTGTGCACTGAAAGTGCCAAAGCTTACGATGCTCAAAACACAGATGCAGAAGAGTTTGATAAACTTGAAAAGATTGTTGAGTTATTTGATGCGAAATTAGAATCGCTTTCAGATGAAGATAAAACATTCATTCAAGGCGTAATTGATTCTAAAGATGAAGCGAACTACGACAAAGTAATCTACCAACTTCAAAACATGAAATAATGGTAGAATCAGTTGAAAGGATAGGTAGGTTTACAAGTTCAAACATTTGGAAGTTGACTACTTCTGGAACTAAAGGAAATTTGTTTGGCGCACCTGCATTAACTTACATTGATGAAAAATCTGCTGAACGTTATTTAGGGCGTTCAGTAGATTTAGGTAAAGATTCACAAGCGACAATTTGGGGTAAGATAGCTGAACATTTTTGCAATGTATTTCATTTGGAAATGGGATATGATTTGATTTCAAGTGGAACTATTATCCATCCAAAGTATGATTTTTGGTCAGGCAGTCCAGATGCTAAAAAAGTTGATACAACAGGAGAAATTAAATGCTTTGAACCAAAGAAGTATTTTGCTTTGTCAATGGCATTGCTAAAACTAAATGAAGGCACTCTTACTTTGGAGGAATTTAAAGAATTATTCAAAGATGTTTTTTGGCAAGTTGTTTCCAATAGTATTTTACTCAAAACAAAATATGCTGAAATAATTGCTTTTATGCCTAACGAAAGTCAATTGATTGAAATGCGTAAGCAGATAGAGGAATCAAATGTTTTAGAAAAATTAGGAATTGATCCTTGGAAAGCAAGATTTATTGTTGAGAGTGAAATACATCATTTGCCTTATGTAAAGAATCCCAATTATCCAACTTGTGCAAGGTTTAAATTTGAACCGAGTATGGACGACAAAATATTCCTTACAAAACGAGTATTGGATGCTAACAAACTTTTAAATGAAATGTAACTATGAATCCAAAAGAAAAAGCAAAAGAGTTATTGAAAAAATTTCGTGATGAAAATTATTTTGACGAAGAAAGTATTTTGTCAAATGCTAAAACTAATGCTTTAATAGTGGTTGATGAAATAGATTTACTATTACAAAACTCAACTCCAAAAGACGACCTTTATGCAAATTTATCGTCATTAGAATATTGGCAGGAAGTTAAATCTGAATTAAAAAATATGTAACTATGACAGAGCGAAGAAAACAAATAGTTAGAGAATTAATTGAAAAGTATTTTGAAAAACACGAAGTTTCTTATGCTAATAAAGAGGCTAATTTTGTAGATGATACTTTTGATTCAGTTGAAGAAGCTATTCAGGAAATATGTGAAGAATATAAACAAAGATTATTGTAACTATGAAAGAACTAAAATTAGAGTTTAAAAAACTATTGACACAATGGTTTTTAAGTTTAGCTTTTTGGATTTGTCCGAATGAAAGTTTTAAATTGGAGTTTTCAAAGTTTCTCATTGATAATATTAAAAATCTGTAACTATGGCAAAAGAAATCCAATCAAAAGAAGAAGCTATTGAAAGTGTAACTTTCGGAAACAAATGCGATTATATAGCTATATTTAGCTTTGCTGAATTGTGGGTAAAAAGTCAATTCAAATGGTTTAGTGCCGATGATTTAAAAGAAGCGTATTTTGCACAAGGTGGAAATGTTCCTGACGAACCAAGAGTATTTGGAGTAGTATTCCGAGATTTGTCTAAAGGTAAATTGATATTTCCTTTTGGATTCACAAAATCAAAACACAAAGTTGCTCATGGACGAGATTTGAAAACGTGGATTTCACGTGAATTTAAACAACGTCAAGCGAACAACGCAAGTAACAAGTCAAACTTAAAATTAGAATTATAAACCCGATTGCAAGGATAAGTGCTACAAATATTATGAATGAACAAGTAAATTACACTCCAACATTAGGAGAAAAAAGAGTTCAAAGAAATTTCAACCCTACAGCTAATCCAATAGTTGAAACATTAAAACAAAAGTATGCTGAATTAATTGATGATTTAGAATCAATGAAATCAGAGGGAAAAGATGGTAGATGTATATCAATTGCGCAAACAGAACTCGAAACGTCTTGTATGTATGCTGTAAAAAGTATATTTGCATAAACAATACAAACGATATGGATAGCCGAAGCCGAGTAGTAGGCAAAATTAAGAAGCCCACCTTGTGAATAACAAAGAGTGGGTTTCTTTCGTTTTAAAGCAACAATAAATTTCTGATAACAAAAACATCAAAAAAATAAAAATAATTGCAGAAATGTAATTTATATAAATAAATTTATATATTTGTAACGAATTAAATAACTATTGTTGTGATAACAAAGGTTGAAAATATTAAAAAATGAGCTATCTGCGTAATGTGGATAGCTCATTTTTTGTTTAAAACTTAAATATATGAATTTCGGATTAGCAAGAGAAATATACGGATTAAATGCTTGGTGTGTAGATGCTGTTACATTTCCTGCTTTGACATCTATTTTAAAAAATATTCAGAATAATGTTTCTTTAGAAATTCCAGAAACGAAATATAACAGTATTTCTTTTTATGATTTACAAAGTAAAGAAACAAGATTAATAACTGAATCTTGGCAATTAAGAACTGATGCCGACTTTGAAGGAGTAGGAGTTATCAACTTGAACGGAGCAATCACAAAAAATGGAGGAGCTTCTAGTAATGGAACAAAAGAGTTGTCAAGTCAAATGTTGAGAATGGCTAATGACAGCAGGATAAAAGGTTTTGTTTTGAAAGTTGATTCAGGTGGTGGAGCTTCAAATGCCGTAAGTATTTTATCTGATACAATCAACGAAATAAAAGCTACAAAACCAGTTTATACTTTGGTTGAAAAAGGCGGAGTAATGGCAAGTGCAGCATACGGAATAGGTTCAGCAGGTCAGAAAATATTTGCAGAAGATACCATGAGTACAATCGGTTCAATAGGAACTATGATTGCTTTTGAAGGAAAAAAAACAGGTTCAGTTGATAGCGATGGTTTTAAAAATATTGTCCTTTACGCAACTAAATCTACAAAGAAAAACGAAGCATTTAATGAGGCTATTGATAATGATAATTACGAACTTTTAGTAAATGACTTACTTGACCCAGTAAATGAAAACTTTATCGCAAATGTTTTGGCAAACCGACCACAACTTCAAGGAACTAAATTTGATAATGGTCACACAGTTTTCTCAAAAGATGCCATTGGTACATTTATAGATGGAATCGCAAGTTTTGACCAAGTAGTTGAAATGGTTTTATCTGATGCAAAAAATATAAATACAAACACTAATATTAATCAAAATTCTAATTCAAAAATGACTAAAGAAGAATTAAAACAAAATCATCCTGACGTTTATCAGTCAATTGTAAATGAAGGGATGGAGGCACAACAAGAAATTGTAAATTCTTGGATGCCATTTTTCGAGGCTGATTCAAAAGCTGTCCTTGAAGGGATTAAAAGCGGACAACCTCCTTTAGAATCTCAAAAAAACACATTTTTAGTTGCTATAGCTAACAAAGGAAAAGTAGATGCTTTAATTTCTGATAATGCTACTGCTATTGTAACTACTGAATCTACAACAGTTGTAGAGGAAAACGACAGTGAAGCTGAAAGTGCTTTTAATTTTTGGAACGAAAATGATAAAACTATTTAATTATGGCAATTTACGCTACTCAAAGAAATGCTACGAGAAATCAATCTACGGTTGATTTTCAGTTAGAAAATGTCTTTACTTTTGGTAATAGATATGAAAAAGGAGTTTTTATCAATAATATCGGAGAAACGCTTCAAGCGAAAGATGGTATTTTGGTAGTAAGAAATTCAGGAACTTTTGAAACGGCTACTGCTGTTTTCGGAACTGCATTAACAACAGGTCAAACTATGATTATTGCAGGTTTAACTTATACTTCAACAGCAGCTACTACGGCAGTTGAATTAGCTGCGGCTTTTGCTAATTTAGCAGTTGGAGCAACTACAGGAGCAGGTACAGCAACAGGAACTTATTCTGGAGCTTTAACAGGTTACTCAACAGGTCCAGCATCTACTTCTAATTTAGATACAGTTGTGTTTACAGCTTCAACAGTTGGAAACAAAACTGATTTATCTGCTACAGGTACAGGTGCTTCTCCAACTTTTACTATTGTTGGTGGGACTTCTGGAGTTGATGAAGGATTCAGTCCTGCTACATCTGCTAATTTAGCAAATGTAATTGGTATTTTGAAAATTGATGGTGTTAACGAAATGGCAAATTCAGCTAGTTTAACTGCAAACTATGCTATGTCAGGTGATGTTGATGCTTCGTTGTTGATTTTACCGTTAGGTGTAACTTTAGATTCAATGGTTGGTTCTAAAGCCTTAAAAGATGTATTAACTGCTTTAGGTTTCGTTTTAAATAACGTTACTGAATGCACAAATTTTGAAAATTAATTATGGCAATTTCAATTCAAAACCACACAAACCTATTAACCACAAAAGTTGTAGGTAAATTTAAAGAAATGATTCCTGTAAGAGCAGGATTTAGTTCTGTATTTCCTAGAGAAACTACACCTTCATATTTTGTTGATGTAATGGTTCAAAGAGGAAATCAAAAAATTGCTGTTGATGTTGAGCTTTATACTGAAGGTGAAAAAACTAAAAGAAGCAAATCGACAGAGAAAAAATTCAAACCACCTTTTTACAAGTTGGAGTATGATTTTAGACGTGATGATGCTTACATCGACACAATGGCTTTAGGAGCTTTTGGAAATGCAACTGCTAACAAAGTTATCGCTCAAAACGCTGTAGAAGGTGTTATGGAAAACAGAGCGATGGTTGAAAGATCTATTAGACTTCAACAAGCGCAAGTTTTACAAACAGGTATTATTACATTGAAAAATGGCGATAATATTGATTTCAAACGTAAAGCTGCTTCTATGCAAGTTTTATCAGGTGGTGCTTTGTGGAGTGCTACAACAACAGCTACTCCAATAACTGACATCAAAAATGGTGTTAAATTTTTGAGAGAAGTAGGTCAATCGGGATCAAGCAAAATCAATGCCTTTATGTCAGAGAGTGCTTTTGACGCATTTTTGAAAACAGACGAGGTAAAATCTTATGCTGATTTCAGAAGAGTTGAAAGATTAGAAATTACTATGCCTGTTTGGAATGAATCTGAAGGCATGACTTTTCAAGGAAGAGTTGGAGCAGGAGCTTTGGTAATTGATATTTACACTTACAACGAGCTTTACGAAGAGTTTGATTCTAGTACCACTAAGTATTATTTAGATGCAAATAAAGTTGTATTGTTGCCAGACGATTTTAAAGGAAAAACTGTTTTTGCAGGATTGCCTTCTATGACAAGCGGTTCTGTTTCAGGAGTAGAAACTATGATGCCAACGGTTATTGAGGCTGATTATTTAATCAGACCTTACTACAACGAAAGAACTATGGATAGCGGAATTGAATTAACTTCTCGTCCTGTTGTTGTTCCTTTTACAATTGATAAAATCTATACCGTTCAGGTATTGTCTTAATTGTTTGTATCATGGCAAAGTATAGGGTAAAAACAATTGCAGTTGCTGTTAAAAATAACAGAGTTGCAAATCATGGAGAATTAGTTGATGATTCAGAATTAACAGCTAATCCTGCTGAAATGATTGAAGCAGGTTCAATTGAGTTAGTTCAATCTGACGACGTTGAAGTAGTAAGCGAAGAAGTTTCTAATTTAGAAACTGAAACTGAAACTGAAACTGAAAAAGCTGAAGAAGCTCCAAAAGAGGTTTCTAAAAAAGACCAAGTAACGGCTAAATTAGCTGAAAAAAAATAGAAAGATGCCTAACCGCTTATTTGACATTATCAAACGTGATGCAAAATTCATAATCAACAAAGGAGGTTATGACATCGATATTAGTTTAACAACTAAAGATGGTAGCAAAACGGTAGATATAAGAGGGTGGGCGGTTAAGACTTCTGGAAGTTTTGATTCTGATGGAAATCAGGTAAATACCAAAAATGCACACATCACAATTGATGAACAAGTTTTGACAGGATTAGGTTATCCTGTTAGGTCCGACAGAAAAGGAGGAATTGATGAGGTTGATTTAATCAAGCACAAAGTATCGTTCAAAGACAGTTCTGGAGTTGTTAAAAATTATCTTGTAAGAGAAAATATACCTGATGAAAATTTAGGATTAATCATGCTTTGGTTAGGCGATTATAAACTTTAAAAACTATGGCTGTAATTACAGAAATAATACAAGCACAAGCTTTTGAAAAAGTTGCCAATAAAATTGCAGAAATTCTAACTACTGAAATAGCTTATCAACAAGATGAACAAGATTTTGAAGATACAGTTGAAGTATTTTTAGAGCGCATAGAGCCTTTTGATAAGAATGAAGATGTAATGGTATCGGTAGCTTTTAGAGAGGCTAAATACGAAGGTTACACAACAAGTACAACACAAGGTGAATATGTTTATTTCGTGGATTTATTTTGTTCAGGTTATGGCGAAGGAGAAAGCGAACCGAGTATAGTAGCCAAAAACAAATTGATGCGTTATTTAGGAATTATTCGTTATGTTTTAAGTTCTCCAAAATATCTAACATTAGGATTTGAACCAGGATTAATCGGAGGCAAATACATCAAACTAATAACTCTTGATACTGATTATTCTAATTTTGGAAATCATAGTAATTTCGATGCTTCATACATTAGGTTTGCAAGATTAATTTTTCTTGTAAGAGTTCAAGAGAATAACGAAAGATGGAACGCAATTCCATTACAAGGAAACAATACTAACATCACTTATGATGATACTGCATTAGGAACACAATTAATTTTAAATAATTAAAAAAAATGAGTACAATATCTACATCCGTTGGGCCTGAAAGAATATCAAGGGTAAGCGGTTACACAGTAAAAAAGGGAAACTTCAATAATGATACCCAAAATTTACCACAAGTTATTGCTATATTTGGAGAAGCGAATACCGCTAATCAATCAGGTTTGACTACTACTAAAAGAGAAGTTACAAGTGCTACCGAAGCAGCCGAATTGTATGGTTATGGTTCTCCAATTCATAGTGTAATGAGAATTTTAAGACCTACTTCTGGTGATGGAGTTGGTGGCATTCCAACAGTTGTTTTTCCACAATTGACAGATTCTGGGGCAACTGCTACTTCAAGAGCTTGGACCGTTACAGGTACAGCTACAGCAAATGCAACACATACAGTTGTTGTTAATGGAAGAACTTCTTTAGATTTTCAAGAGTATGCTTTTGATGTGGTAATTGGAGATACTCCAACAGTAATTGCAGGAAAAATTAAAGACGCTATTAATGGTGTTCTTTCTGCGCCTGCAACAGCAGCGAATACTTTAGGAGTTGTTACAGCAACTACTAAATGGGAAGGAGCTACAAGCGCTGAATTTAAAATGAGCATCAATTATGGTAGTAATGCAGCAGGAGTTTCTTATGCGCAAACCGCTTCAACAGATGGAGCAGGAACAGTAAGTTTAGCTGATTCATTGGCTCAGTTTGGGGATGATTGGTACACTATTGTAGTAAATACATACGGGACAGCACATTTAGCTACTTTTGAAGCGTTTAATGGATTGCCAAATAATACCGCACCAACAGGTCGTTATTCAGGATTGATTTACAAACCATTTTGTGCTTATTTTGGAAGTGTTTTAAGCGATAAAGATGATTTAGCTACTATTACAAATGATTCAGCAAGAAAAGGTCAAGTAACTAATGTTTTGTGTCCTGCACCGAACTCTTTAGGTTTTACTTGGGAAGCATCTGCAAACGTAGTAGTATTAGCTTCTGTAGTTTTTCAAAACAGTCCAAATTTAGACGTGAATAGCTTATCTTATCCAGATATGCCAATTCCAACAAGTTTAGATTCTGGAGATTTTAAAGATTACAACAATAGAGATTTCTTGGTTAAAAAAGGATGTTCTACTGATATCTTAAAAAATGGTGCTTATGTTATTCAGGATTTAGTAACAACTTATCATCCTGACGGAGAAATTCCTTTGCAGTATGCTTATGCAAGAAATTTAAACATTGATTGGAATATAGCTGATGCTTATAGAACACTTGAAACAATCTATTTGAAAGATAAAACTTTAGTTTCTGATTCTCAAATTGTAGGTGTTGACGGTTGTATCAAGCCAAAAGAGTGGAAAGCAATTGTTTATGACTTGTTTGATGATTTAGCTGAAAAAGCATTAATCAATGATCCTGCATTCTCAAAATCAAGTTTGAGAGTTCAAATTAGCACAACTGATCCAAATCGTTTTGAAACATCATTTAGTTACAAACGTACAGGTATTGCAAGAATCGAAAGTACAACTGCAACAGCAGGTTTTTAATTAACATTTAAAAAAATAATAAAATGGCTGATATAACTTTTGGTGATTGCGTCGAAGTAGTATGTAATCACTTGGGAAATACCTACAGATATTCTCCAAAGTCAAATGAAAGTGCGAATGTTGACAGAGGTGGTCGTCGTGCTAATGATGATGCAAATCAGGTTACTACAAATGGTAAAATGATGTCGCAAATCAACATGGTAAGATGGATGTTTGATACTCCCGTTGCTAATGAAGCAGGAGCAGTAGAATCTCTTGAATTAATGGCGGAATCTCCTGCTTTGGGAACATGGCAATTTTCTATGATTGGAGGAGAAATCTACAAAGGTGTAGGTCGCCCTGTTGGAGATATAACTGTTGACAACAATGCTGGAACTGTTTCTTTTAAGGTTTCAGGTGGAGGAAAATTAGAGAAAATTTAATTTTAAAAACAAATAAAAATGACAGCAATAAGTAAAGAAGTAGCATTAGATGAATTGGAAAATTTTATCAATAAATTTGTAAAAAGACCTGTTTCAAAAAATAAATTAGAGAAAACATATCCTGATGTATTAGATGCAGTTATGGATGGTTTTTTAAGTTTTGATGAAGAAACTGGAATGCCAAAATATAAGTTAAAACATCCAATTAAAAATGATGAAGGAACTGTTTCATTGTCAGAAATTAATGATTTCAAAACAAGAATTAAACCTTCAACTTTGGCTAGTTTAGCAAAAGGATTACATCCTACAGAAGAAGTTTTCCAATTGCAATTAAACATGACAGCTTACATTTTAAATCAACCTATTGCGATGATTGACAAGTTTGAACGTTATGATTATGATGCTTTAAATCAGATTGCTTCGGTTTTTTCGTAAGGTGGTCAGTAGATGGTTTTGATAATATGATAATGAGTATTGTTGATTATCATCATTGGACACCTAAAACGATTAAAAAGATGTATGTTGATGATTACGATTTTGAAGGAATAATTTATTGGTATGATGAGTTAGTTAGAATCGAAAAATTAAAACCAAAAGGTAAATAAAATTTAAAAATTCCTAGTAGTGGCTTAACTGCTAGGAATTTTTTGCTAAAACGATATATTATGGCAATAGCAACTATGCGTGTGCCTACAGTGTTCACCGCAGTCGATAGGTTTAGTGATGTTGTTTCTAAAATGACAAGAAATGTAGATAGATTTGGAGATACAGCTTCTGCTGCTGCTATGAGAGCTTCATCTAAAATGATTTCTACAGGAAAAAATATGATGGCGACATCTGCTGTTATGCTAGGAGGATTATATCCTTCTGTTAAATCAGCAGTAAAATTTGAAGATCAGATGGATAAAATAAATACTATTTTACATAAATCTCCAAACTCATTAAAAACATTGTCAGAAGAGGTAAAAAAGTTTTCTTCTAATTCGGTAAATAGCTTGGATGATATTACGTCTGCTTATTTAGATTTAGCGTCTAGCGGAATGATGGAGAAAAAAATAATGCCAATGATAAATATTGGAGAAAAACTTTCAATAGGAGGTATTGGTACTTTAAAAGACGCTACTGACGTATTACTTGCAAAAGAAAGAGCTTTTCCAAATGAGAAACTCTCAAATTTTGAAATGGCAAACCAAGCTCAAAAAATAATGAAACATGGTATTGGAACTTTGGCTGATTTAGCTCCTGTTTACTCAAAAGGGGCTTCTCAATTCTCTATTAGTGGAGGTTCTTCTGCTGAATATGACGCAATGATTTCCGCATTAACATCTGTAAAACAATCTATGCCAGAAGCTGTTGTTGAAATTATGCAAATGGTAACTTCTGCACAAAAAGGTTCTAAAAATATAGGAAAAATATATGACGAGTTAAAGATTAAGAGTTTTTCAGATTTAGTAAAAAAGAACAAAGGTCAGGTATTAAAATCTTTTCAAGAAATAACTAATACTGGAAAAAAAATGGGCTTCAATGTTAACCAAATATGGGCCAACAGAAATGCGTCAATAGGAATATCATTGCTAACAAAAAACGTATCAGTTTTAGATCAATTCACAAAAGCTTATAATGACACTTTAAACACAACAAATAATGAATTAGACAAAGCTTATAGCGAAAGGTCTAATAATGCTGCTTCTATTTTAAAGAAATTTAATAACCAAATAGAATTGTTAAAGATAGAGGTTGGTAACGCTTTATTGCCTTTGTTGAGGGATGTATTAAAAGAATTAAAGCCTTTGTTGCAATCTTTTAGTAAATTTATCAAGGAAAACCCAGGAGCAGTTACTGGTTTTGCAAAAACAGCTATAGCAATAGGGGCTATCGGAACTGCGTTAACAGCAGGAGGTTGGTTGTTGAAATTAGGAGCTTTAATATATGAACTACCAAGTTTGGCAGGTATATCAACTACTGTTTTCGGAGCTATGGAGTTGTGGGCTGGTTATGCAGGAATAACTGTAGGTGTTTTATGTTGGGAAATATTATTAGTTGTTGGAGCTATAGGATTGTTGGCTTGGGCTGCTTATGATATGTATAATCATTGGAGTGATTGGCAAGATATATTGATAACAACAGTAATGCCTTTGTGGCAAATAGTAAAATTATTTGAAAAAATACAAGAGCATTCGGATTCAATAAAAAATGCCTTTAAATTTGATGGTTTTTTATCAGGGATTAAGCAAATAGGGATAGCAATTATAGATTTTATTTTGACACCATTAATCAAGATAATGGATATTCAAAGCAGACTTCCTTTAGTTGGAAGTAAATTTAAACAAATAGCAGATTTATTAAGAGCAGTTAAACAAGATATGAATGCTCCTTCAGTAACTCCTTCTCCTATTCCTACTTCACCAACGAAGCCAACGGAAAATTTAGCAGGTAAAACAAGTTTTAATGCAAAAGATATTATGGATGCTATTGTAAAAAAATCTATGAGTTTAGATTTGAATTTACATACTCCAGAAGGATATGTGTTACAACCTATTGGTTCTTCACCAAAAGGATTAGAGGTAAAAACAACTCAAAATCAAGGATCACGTGATAAATTTTGGCAATAATAAATAGATTATGGAAACAAAAGATATTTCAATATTTGAAACAGGTTCAGGCGGAGATTTTGCTATTGTAGATAACGATTTATTGTTGAGTGAATCATTATATCAACAAGTTTTTTTGGCTTTATTTGGAGGCAATATTGAAGCAAGTACAAAAGATGTTTATTTGCCTACTGAAGAACGTTCAGATTATTGGGGAAACTCTTTACTTTGGAAAAACGAAAAAACAAAGCAGTTCAATTCTGAAACTGAAAGAGCTATTCAGAATAACGCCTTGAATAGCTCAGGTAGGTTGGTTATAATAACAGCAATGGATATGGATTTATCATACCTAAAATCTATGATAAATTACACTGTTGAGGCCCAAATAAATGGTAGAGATAATTTAAGATTGATTGTAAATTTTAGTGAGAAATCTAATCAACAAGATAGAGTACTTCAATTAGTTTACAACAATGCAAAAAAAGAAGTAATAATTGAAAAAATAATATAATGAAACCAATTCCAAGCATAGTAGAATTAAATTCAAACATTTCGAGTGATTTTAAGTCAAAACTAAATATTATTACAGATTCTCTAAAAAGAGTTTTGAATGCTAGTTCTGCAGTTTTATCAGGACAATTCCATTTGGCTTATATGTTTTTATTTGATATTCAAAATAACGTATTTCCTGATACAGCTACTACAGCAGACGTTGGAGGTACTTTAGAACGTCAAGGGTTGATTTATCTTAATAGACCTATGTTTCCTGATTCAATTGGAGTTTTTAAAGTTTCTGTAACAGGTGTGGTAGGTTCTGTTTTAAGAGCAAATATAACTTTCAAATCAAATGAAGGCTCAAAGAATCCAGGACAACTTTATGTTTTAGATTCTGAATACATTTTAACAGGAACTTCTGATGAGATTGAAATACGTTCACTTGGTTCTGGAATAAGCTTTAATTTAATTGTTGGAGATAATTTAACCATTACAGAGCCGGTAATTGGAGTAGATAAAACGGTAACTGTAAGTGAGATTGTAGAACAGCCAAAAGCAGGAGAAACTGTTGAAGCATATCGACAAGCTATTTTGAATGCTATTCAGTTAGAGCCACAAGGAGGTTCAAGAGCAGATTACAGACAATGGGCGACAGATGCGCAAGGTGTAAGATTAGTTTTTCCTTATGTTAGGGATGGAGAAGCAAGTACTTTAGATATTTATGTTGAAGCTACTTTGATTGATAGTACTGATGGAAAAGGAACACCTTCTACGGCTATTTTAGATGATGTTGAAGAAGTTTTAAATTATGATCCTGATATTTCAAAAGCAATTTATGAAAGAGGTCGTAAACCTGCACAAGCATTTTTAAATGTTTTACCAATAGTATTAGTTCCTGTTGATATTACAATTGATGGTTTGAATGATGCCTCAACATCTGTTCAAAGTTCAATTGAAAACGCATTGACTGATATGCTTTATGATGTAAGACCGTTTATTTCTGGAGCTGATTTACAAAGAAATAAGAATGATATTTTGTATTATGGAAAAGTACAATCTGTAGTTACTGATTCTTTGATTAATGGTAATTTTTTCAATGTTTTAACAATGACTGTTGATGGAAATGTTGAAGTATCTTATGAATTTACTTTGGGTACGATTCCTTACTTAAATAGCCTAACTATTAATCCGTAAATTATGTATCAAGTAACAGATAAAAGTACAACGTTTGGATTAAAAACTCCTTTTGGTAAAAAAACTCCATTCAAAAAGCCTTCTTTTGCAGGTGGTTCTTTGACAACTTTACTTTCAAGTTTAGCAGTTCAATTATATCCAACAGGAAGAGCTTTTAGCATTTTGAAAGATAGTGTAATGGAACGTTTTCATTCAGCAATAAATGTTAGTTTTATTAGATTCGTAGATGATGCAAAATTGACTTTAGATTCTTGTTTTCCAGATAACGAAAATTTTTCAGAAGAGGATTGTACTTTGTGGGAGTATCGTTTTGGAATGGTTACAAATACTTCTTTAACAGTTCAAGTTCGTAGAGAAGCTATTTTTAGACGTATGGCAAGAGGTAGAAACATTCCTGCAAGGCAACATATCAAATATTTGGAATATCAATTGCAATTAGCAGGATTTGATGTTTGGTTGCATGAAAACGGATTTATTGAAGGTGGCGTAAGAGTTTTCAAAAGACCACAAGACATTTTGGCTTTGCTCCCAGAAAGTGTTCAACATAGTAATTCTACACAACATGGAATAGGAGTACAGCATGGTGGAGTAAGTTCAGAAGTTATTGCCAACTCATATAAAAAAAACGAAATATTTTCTGTAGGCGATGAGTATCTTTGGGCGACGTTTTTTATTGGTGGGGAAACATTAGGAACGGTTGCAGAAGTTCCAGAAAATAGATTGGAAGAATTTAGAGAATTAGTATTGAAGTTAAAACCTGCGGAAAAAGTTTGCTTCACTTTTATAAATTATATTTAAAAAAATAATACAATGAGAAAATTAAAAAATAATCCAAATGTAATTTTATCTGATTCAAATTATCCAAATGGTAGAGTTAGAAACAATACAGGAACAGGTAATGGAACACCTGTAAATGAAGGCGTGTATGGCGACATTCATGTAAACAAAGACAAATTAATGGATTTGTATGGAATTATACCGAATGATTTGCCAGACAATGAGGCTAATGGCTATCAAATTATCGAATCATTAAGAGCTTTAGCAGGTAAAAATGACATAATTCAACCTTTGACTTTAGCTTCTGGAGTATTAAATGTTCCTGTTAAATTTGGATTTATGCTTGAAAACGAACAAGTGATATGTAAAGCAGGATTCAATTTGGCTTCTGAAACACAAATTAAAGGTTCTGACAACGTAACTTTATCTTTTACTGCTAATGGTTCATTTAAAACAAATGAGTACGTTAGATTGATTAAAAATACGTCAAGCATTACTTTGGTAAGATTAGCTGATGAATTTTCATTAGATTCAATGGTTGGGCTTTTGAATTATTTGAAAAAAGCAAGTCAATCGGAAGAGGATGCGGGAGCTTCTGACTTGGTTGCTACAACTCCAAAAGTAAATAAATCAACTTTTACAAAAAGAGTTAATGGAGCTGATTCAGATACATATTTGGCAACAGCTTCTCAAAATGGTATTTATCCAAAAGAACATTTTACCATTGTTGATGCATTGGGAGCTGTAAAAAATAAAGGATGGTTTTCTGGATTAAGTGTAGGAACTTCTCATCCTACTACTACATATCCTGTAAGTGGAGATATAGTTTCAGCAATACCTTTTTCAACAGGAGAAGTAGGAAATTCAGGTATAGATGTAATTTTCGCAAATGAAATGCCTGATACAAATTATTTAGTTAAATTGTATTTAGAAAGTGAAGGTAATGGATTGTTAGATAATGATTGTTATTATCCTGTATTCAAAAAAACAAATACTACATCTTTTAAGATTTTTGTTGCAAGAAATTCTATTGCTTTGGATCAAAACATTAAAGTTCATATTGAAATCGAACAATTATAAAAAAAACATAAAATGAAAATATTAGCAAATTTAGTTAGTTTAGTAAAAAGAACGGATTCCAATTTACCATTTGGTAAAACGATTCAAGATGAAACTGAAACCCAAGAAGGAACGCCAATTATAGCTGATTTAATGCAAGATTTTTTCAGTAATTGGTATAGATTATTGGAGATGGCAAAAATAACTCCAACAGACAATTTTGATGGAGATTCAACCCAATATCAATTGGTAGATGCGTTGAAAAAACTTCCAAATGATTTGAACGATGTTGAGAGAGTTTTAACGTTAGATGGAACTGTTTGGAGCGTACCTTTTGATTTGAGTATTTTACCAAATAAATATTTTTTTATTGCAAGAGCAAGTGAGGATTATATTGCAGGAACAAGTTACACTTTCAAAGGCACAGGAACAGAAACTTATTCTTTTACAAGTAAAGGATTTAAGTCTGGAAGTCAGATTATAGTTGTTATTGATTTGTCAGGAGTAAGAGCTTATTTGTTGCATCAAGATTTAGAAAGTATATTTTTTTCTGGAAATAAAGCCAAATTACCAATTGAATTTCAAGTTCCAGAAGGAAGCATACATATTTTAAAACAAATTGTTGAAGGAGAAGGTTCTTATGCTTTCGGTTTTGGTTCGGAATCAATAGAATGGAGCACACCTAATAATTCTTTTAAATTAAGAATTGACTCTCCTGATACAAGCGTTTTATTTGAAGGCACAGGAGGAATTGAAAAAAAGGTAGCTTACAAAGACTATGTAACAGATCCACAAACGTTAATCGATACTCTTAATAATTGTGATAGCACTCAATTAGATGAAATAAAAACTATTTTAGGGATATAATGGCAAAACAATCATTCAATGTAAATAGTTTTGCTATATTTGTAATGTTATAATTACGGCAATATTTATAACATTTAAAATATTATAATTCAGAAAACGTCTTTAGGTTTGCTTTGCCGAGCATCCTTTAGGCGTTTTTCTAATTTAATTTAAAATTATGAATAATAAAATTGATAGAACAGGAGAGGTTTACAATTTTGAAGATGGTAGTTTCATGCAAATAATAGAATATATTTCAAATAATAATATAACTATACAATTTGATGATGGTTCAATTATAAAAAAACGTTCTTATAAATGTTTTAAAAAAGGTTCTATTAAAAACTTAAATAAACCATCTGTTTTAGAAATAGGCTTTATAGGTTATGGAAAATATAATTTTTCAATAAATAAAAAAGCTTATTTTACATGGGCTGAAATGATTAGAAGATGTTATGATGATAATTTTAAAAATAATAATAAAACATATAAGAATTGTTCAGTTCATCCAGATTGGCATAATTTTCAAAACTTTGCCAAATGGCATGAAGAAAATTATATAGAAGGATTTGAATTAGATAAAGATTTGCTTTTTAAGGGAAATAAAATTTATAATGATAAAAATTGTTGTTTTTTACCTAAGGAAATAAATTTATTAATTTCTAATTCAAGGACTAAAAATAGTAATTTTCATTGTGGTGTTTTTAAAAACAAATATTCTTTTGTGAGTTATTTACATATTAACGGTAAAAGAAAACATTTAGGTTCATTTAAAACTGAACAAGAAGCTATTGATATTTATAATATTAATAAGAAAATAGAATTTAAAAGAATTGCTAATAAATATAAGTGTTTTATTTCGGAAAGTATTTATAATTTATTAATTAGCTACAAATTAGATATAAATAATTAGATTTTAAAAAAATGGGTAATCAAATTTTTTCGGTAAACACTGATGCCGTAATCGCATTAACAGCAAAGTTGGAACGTCTTAATAAGAGTTCGTTTCCTAGCGCAGTACGTTCAACCTTGAATGATGGAGCATTTGAAATGAAGAAAAAAAATATTTTGGATTCTGCCAAAAGAAATATGACAGTTAGGAATCAATCATTTTTCAAGCGTTATACAGGAGTAAAACGTGCTACAGGATTCAATGTTAGTAGAATGAGTTCTGAATCAGGATTTTCAAATTCTAATGAGAAAAAAGCTAAAAAAGCATTAGAAGGAATGGAGCATAATGAAGTTGGTGGAAGCGATAATACGGGAGCAATGTATTTACCAAAATCAAGAACTTCAAGCAGTTCAAAAAGATTAGTTAGAAGAAAAGCAAGATTCGACAAAAGTAAATTAGCTAAAGGAACAAGTTCAATTATGCGCTCTAAAAAGTTAGATTTTGCAAGAAACGCCATTGCTTCAGCTAAAGAAAATGCTCCAACATTTATTGAAACATCGAAAGGTAAATTTTTAGTTCAAGTAAAAAGTGTAAAAAGCGATTCAGGACATAGAAAGCTAAAAGTAAAGATGGATTTCTTGATGAGAAGCAGAAGGCAACACGTAGCCAAAGCAAAAGCTTCGCATTTCAATAAAGAGGCAGCAATCAAAACTTCAAAGCAAATGGATGAGTTTTACGCTAAAAATGCAAAATTTCAGTTCGCAAAGATTTGGAAGTGATAAAAATATTTATATATTTGCACTTCTTCATGTATAAAATTTGGTTTAAAAAAGTCATTAAACACGCTAACTCAAAAGGCGTGTTTTTTGTTTTTACAATATTTTGTAAAAATTATATATAACTTTCAATTAAATTTATATATTTGCAAAGCGTGGTAGAGCAGTTGGTTAGCTCGTTGGACTCATAATCCAAAGGTCGTGGGTTCGAGTCCCTCCTACGCTACAAAGTCAAGTATAATATTCAGAATAACAAACTGATTTAATTATTTATAATTGAGTAACTTAAATGTTAAAGTAAATACTTGCAATTTAAACCGATAGTGGTATGGCGTTTAACCCTGCCTGACGTTTATAGAAAACCGCTGATTTTATTAGCGGTTTTTTGTTTTTATAAACTTTTTAATTTTTTATTAGGAAATAACAAATATTGTTTTATATCTTTGACTCATCAAACGAGTCGCAATTCGGTTGATAATCGAATTGTATCGTTTGAATCTTCTGTTAGATGACAATACAAACCCCACAAAGTCCTGCGACTCCTTTGTGGGGTTTTTTGTTTTTACCCAATACCTAAAGCAAATCGAATAGAAACAATGGTCGATAAATACACCAAGCACTCTATTTTAAATGCTATGCAAGAAAGCAGGAACATTGGCATAGGCGGTAAGTGAATCTATAAGCCGTAGGAAGCAATTTCGAGTAAATTGTGTGTAAGTTATAGAGTGTGAGAGATGGACTGACGACAACTTAATGCAGTTTAAATTTCTACAACTTCCTTTGGAGATTAAGCTTTTTTTATGGCTTTTCTCTTAAGGGAAGTTGTATTCAATCCAAACATTCCTCTTCCTTTTGCAGTATAATTTTTATTAATTATTATAAATATATTATTAACCGAAAAAAATCAAAAAAAAATGTCATGGAATATAAATACTTTAAAAGTAGAATATCGAAGAAATTTTCATAATGAAATTTGTCTTACTGTTTTTAATGATGAAGAAAAAAATAAGATTGAATGCTTATCACACAATAATCCAATAGCATATAGTAAATATCCAAAATTTCAAGTAGTTGGAGTTTGGAAAGAAAAGAAAAAAAGTTTTATAGAACATTTAAAATCATTAACTAAAAATTAAAACACCATGAAAGAGTTAAGAAGAAACGAGTTTATCGATATGCTAGAAATGCTAGAAATATTGTATGAGGCAAAGGATAAATTTATCAAGTGTGACATTCCTACTTTGGGAGCAGTAACTTATTTTCCAAAAGCTAATAAGGTTCAAATTGACAAAAGTAATGAATGGGTTGAGCATGGTTTTGAGTATGTAAAATCTATTTTAAATTCAACTACAAAACAGCCTTTAATTTATGAAAATACTTCTTTAGTAAAAATAAAAGAAGTAAAAAGCGATGCAGAATTTCGTGATGAATGTGCTATGAGAGCAATGCAAGGAATTATGGCAAGTGGACACGCAATTCCAGCAAAACAACATCAATTTGATAATATTGCAGAAGACGCTTATAGATTAGCAGATGCAATGGTAAAACAAAGAAAGCTATAGTATTATGAAAAGACTAAATTATTATCAAGTTCACAAGAACAAGAAACCAAAGAAAATTAAATCTAAAAAATATTCTGCTAGTAAAAAAATGATTAAAGTTTATATCAATGTAGTAGATAATTTTTCTGAAAAAATGAAGTTACTTTGTGAATCTGTAAAAAAACAATTTAAAAAAGGTAAAGTTGGTGGAATAATATGTTATTTAGATTCAGAAGGAGGAATGATATAATTATTTATATATTTGTAAATAAATTTTTTACAAATGGATTGGAAAGAAAAAATAGAAACTCCTTTTAAAATCATCACTGGTGATGGTAAAACATATTTTCCATTATGGAGAGGGGGAGAGAAAGAACGAGAGTTTAACACTTCTGATTTTGATTTCATAAATGTATGGGGAACATTGGTTGTTAAGAAGCAACCAAAAGGAGCAAAATACAATTTAGTTTTTTGGTTCGATGGTGCTGACAATATTGATAAAGCTGATGAGTTTGAGGCTTCTTGTGATGATGAACGTCAATGGCAGATAACGCACCCTATTTACGGAATAATTAACGGACAGCCTTTATCTATCAAACGTGATGATAGTTCTTTAAATATTACTGAAATTACAGTTCCTTTTTGGGAGAGTATAAGTCCTGATTATCCTTTTTCAAACTTCTCCACAAAAGACAATACGATGGATAGACATCGTACTACAATGTATGCTTTATCAGCAGGTGTTGAAATGGTAAAATTCAAACCTGCTGATATTTCTTCACAAAAAGTTGCGCTTAATGCAATGGCTTCGGAACTAAAAAATCTTAATGACAGTTTAACTTATGCTGACTTTCAAAATGCACTAAATTCTGGATTAAAAGCAATTGATGGATTATTGTCAGAGCCACTAAACGCTATTCAAACGGCTCAAAACTTCTTGGATTTACCTGCAACATACAAAAGAGCAATTAAAGGTCGTGTTGCAACATACGAAAGTATTTATAGACGTTTGAAAGAATCTATAAAAACTGTTGCAGATAAAAAATATTTTGAAGCCATGGGCGGAACTATTTTGTCTTTGATTTCTGTTATTTCAGTAACTCCAATTACAGGAGATTATATTTTAGTTTCTGATGTTGAATCGATGGTAAATAAACTGAATCAATTGTATGATGATTATGTTTCAACATTGGATAGTTTTAGAGTTTCAATCTATGATGTAAATAACACCTTCACTCCTGATGCAACAGCGCAAACAGAATTAAATTCTTTGGTTAATTATGTTTTTTCAAACTTGTATTATTTTACTTTTGGAGCGAAAAAAGAAAGAATTGTTGTTGTAAACAAAGACACTAATTTAATTTTATTGGTTCACAAATATATCGGATTAGATGCTAATGACGAAAATATTGATACATTCAAAAAAATGAATAACATTCAATTCAATGAATTGTTTCAGATAAAAAAAGGCAGAGAAATACGTTTTGTAAAATAAAATAATTTTTTTTTAAAATCAACAAATGAGAATAGTTATAGATGGTAAGAATATAAACTACTTCACAAATGGAAGTATAACTTTGAAGTTAGATTCGATTGCGTCTACATTCGAGTTCTCAACTCTTTTTGACCCACAAAAAGAAGAGTTTCAAGAATTATTCAAACCGTTACAGTATAAAGAAATATTGGTTTATAATTCAAAAGATAAATTAATTTTGACAGGAACTAAATTAAATCATAGGTTTATTAGTGATAAAAACAGAAATTTAGTAATCATATCTGGATATTCAAAATCAGGAATATTGGAGGACGTTTGCATACCGCCTGACAAATATTCTTTAGAAAGCAATAAAAAATCATTGAAAGATATTGCTACTCAATTATGTGGTTTATTTGGAATAAATGTTGTTGTATCTGATCAAGCAAAAAGCATAAGTGAATCATCTGTAAAAGGGAAAACAAAAAATGTAACTCCAAAATCAGACTATGCTACATTAAAAGCAAAATCTGAATCTGTATTTGGTAGAATTTCCGCAAGTCCTACAGAAACAATTCGAGAGTATTTAGCAAAATTAGCAAGTCAAAAAAATATTATTTTATCTCACAATGAGAAGGGAGAAGTATTATTATTTCAACCTGACTACAATCAAAAACCAAAATATTTTTTTACCAAAGGAAACTCTATAAGAATGACTGCTGACTATAATGGTCAAGGGCTTCATTCAGATATTTACATCGTAAGACAGCCAAGCGATGAAAATGAAGGACTATCTACACAAGACGTAGCAAATAATACATTAGTTGGAAAATTTCGTCCTACAACCAAAATAATGACTTCTGGAGAAGATTCAGAAATAAAAGATGCTGCTAAGAATGAATTGGCTGCTGAATTGAAAGCAATAAACGTTACAGTTGAGCTTCAGGGATTATTCGATGAGATTTATCCAGGAGAAATAATAAATATTCACAATCATTACTTGTACTGCTACGCTTATAATAGATTTATGGTTGATACAATTAAAATGGAATTTAATCCACAATCAGAAAAAACCACATTAAGTTGTGTTATTCCGGAAACATTTACAGGCGGTCCACTAATCAGAAATATATTTTTCAATCATCAAGACGAGGATCATCATTTTGAGCCTGATTTGAACGAGTACGGAAGCCAATACAGAAATAATAAAAATATTTTGTAGAATAAATTTAATTTTTTTTTTTTTTTTTTTTTGAAACAAAACCAATTTTTATGATAACATTTTCAAAATATAAAAGTTCAGCAATTGAGCAAGGTAAAAGAATTTTAAAGGTATTTCAATTTGGAACAAAAACAGCCAAAGAAAGTGTGCCTTTCGGAATAGACAGCCAACCGTTAGAGAATTTCACTGCAATATATTCAGAAACTACCAATAAGGCAGAATCGGTTATTATAGGCTACATAAATAAAAATCAGTTAGTAGGAGCAGGAGAGATAAGAATCTACAGCCTCGACGTATCAGGCGTAGTCAAGGCGTATGTTTTGTGTGATGCTACAGGGCGTATCTCCTTAAACGGAAACGAGTATAGTTCGGTTCGCTTTGAAAACCTTGAAACTGGGTTAAATTCGCAAAATACTTTGATAAATGCGGAATTTGAAAAAATTGCTATAGCTATAAACGCTATCGTTCCGGGTTCTTATAATCCTGCTCCAGTATCAACTAATATAACTACAGCGAAAAGCGAAACGGTTAAACTAAAGTAGTTCTTTTGGTCCATCTGGTACACCTGGTACAACTGGTTCAAAAAAACATTCTATATATATAATAAGCGAATTGCAAACTTTTGTAGTTCGCTTTTTTGTTGTTGTAAGATTTTTATAGGAAAAAAATAGGTTTTGTGTAGTGTATCGATTTTATGACGTTTTTTAGTTTAAAAATTATTCCTACTTCAAAAAGCGTTATAAATTTGCTACATCAAAACGAAATAAAAACAAAAAAATAACATTAATTAATTAGTTCCCGAACCTTTTAAAAATCGGTTAATATTATGACAAATTCAAATAATTTGAAACACTCTATTTCTGTTAATAACAAAGATGTTAATGCAAAAGTGGATATTTCATTAAATGACGAATGTAAAAATGGTCATCAAGATTTTAGCATTACGGCTACATTTTGGGAAATTGGCAAACCTCGAATTGACAAATATTTCACTACTGCTGGATGTTGTCACGATGAAATATTGAAACATTTCCCAAAATTACAAATTTTTGTCAATCTTCATTTGTGCGATTATGAAGGAATCCCAACTTATGTAGTTGAAAATGGGTTTTATCATTTAACTGAAGGTTTTAATTCTACAAAACCAAACGACGTAAATTTTGAATCTAAATTTTGCAAATATTATAGATTAACTTCTAAACAATTTGAAGTATTAAAAACTGCAAAAGACAAAATGTATTTTGGCTATTTATTGGTAAAATTAGGAGTTTTGAACCAATGGAAAAAAGAAGCTAAAAAAGCTATAAAACAACTCGAAAATTTAACTCAAAAAACTTTTATTGTTGATAGTATTAAAACTCAATTTAATATGACAAAAGAACAATTAAAAGAAGTTGAAACAAACGACAAAAACGGATTTTATACTATTGATAAAATCGAGGAACGACAAAAAAATAAAATTGCTAATGAAATAGCAAAAAAGCTAATTGACTTAAAAGCTACATTTGAAGCTAAAAGCCTTAATTTAAAACAAGATTATGAGATTGACAGAATAGCAATAGTTTTGTTTAACACGTGCCAAAACATAATATTTTATAATCATAAAAATTTAATCGTTTTCAATTGGCAAAAAGATAGTTATTCAAGACAATACAACGAAACAGAATTTAAAATGTTTTTAGATATTGCAAAAGAAAACGAGTATTTGAAAAATTGCGAATTTGAACTTAACTAAATATTAACCTATTCCCTTTGCAAAGAAATGATTTTCGGAGCGATACCGACAAAGGGGCAAAACAAAAAAAACATTTTAATCTTTAAATTTTAAAAATATGGAAACTTCTCAAAAATTTGAATTTATCAAAAAAAATATAAATGCAGTTCATGGAACTGGTACTCACATTGTAAAAGCAAAAAAAGAACGCATTCAATTTTATAACGATAATTTTAATAGATTAGTAAATTTATCGGAGGAGCAATTGAAAGTACATAATTTTACAAATGAAGTTTTAAACGCTTCACAAATGATTTTAAAACGTAATTTATTACCTAAATTAATGAAAAAAGTTTATCGTTTAGAAACGCACCAAAACGCACCAGAATTAAACAAATTACATTTTACAAATAACGAATTTGTAAAAGTACCACAAAGAAAAACTATTGAGGATGCTTTAACTTGTGTTATTAATACCATGAGTTTAGAACATTTACAAAAACTATCAAAATAATTTTAATCTTAAAAAATCAAACATTATGAAAATTCAAACATTAAACCCAATGCAGCAACACGAAGTAAGTAAAGCGCATGCAATCGTAATTTTTAGCAACAAAGAAACGGTTTTAGGCGCAAGTTTAACCCAGCCCGAAAAACTGATTAAAATGGAAAGTTTGAGCGATTTCCAGCAGTTTGCAAAATTTTATATTGTTTAACAAAAACATCAAAATATCATGACAATTCAAGAAAAAATAAACAAAAAAGGCTTTAATTTAGTAGCTAGTTATAATGGCGGTTTGAGAGTAGGTTATTTTGCAACGCACAAAATTTATGCTCAAAAAACAAAAACTTACAAAAATCAAAAAGAAGTTTTAAACGCAATAAAATAAGTTTATGAGAAAGAACCCACGCAAACACCACGAACTAACTTACATCGTACCAATTGCAAACGCTGTAATTTTCACGATCATTATTTTATCAATCTTTTTAAACTAAAAAATATGAATATCAAAGGATTATGTTAATAATTTTCTAACAGTTCAGGCATTTGCAGATCATCACGGAATTACGGCAAACGAGGCAGACATAATAATAAATACAGGTAGAAAATTAAACAATCAGTAAAATGTAGGAAAACAAAACAAAAAAGCTTTAAAATTGTAGTTAATCGATTTTAAAGCTTTTTTTTAGTCTAAAATTTGCCACTATGCGGAAATAGTGCAAAATTTGCTACAGAAATAACAACGAAGTTATTTTGTAAGTCCAATCAAAATGAAAAATCTTTTAAATTTATTCGGCAAAATTAGTGTAGTTATAATAGTTTCTTTAACTATTTGGTTATTCTTAAATTGTTTCATCTTTACAAATCCTGTAACTTTTAAATTTTAATAATATGAAAAATTCAAAAATTTTAATTGCTTTGCTTTTTGCTTCAATGTTTGCAAATGGCTTATTAACTGCCATAATTGAAGATAGAAACGCCTTAATTGAAGTGCAAAAAAAACAATTAAACAAATCTAAAGTATATCTTCCCGAAGAATGGCAAGAAATCTCAAGAACAACTCCTATTGTTGGTTATATAGATAATGATTCTATTTTACATATAGAATTTGACAACTCTGTTAAATTCGTTTGGGAAGGTTTAGAGAATGAAATTCCTAAAGATGGTGATCAATTGATAAACTTATCTACAAATGAAAATACAATTTATTTAAACCCAATTGACAAATGAAAAAATATCCAT